TACAGCCCCACCGATAACATGAAAGATGTTTTTTCTGATAATGCCATCAATGAAACAGAAATCATCCCATTCCCACGGCTGATAAATTGCATTGCGCTCCATCTTCCAAGGTGAAGCATCAACATCAATGACAATGGTTGCAGTTCGTTTCTTTGATTTCAGGCTGTTGACCGTGCATCTACCTTCATAGTAATAATGCTTGTCCCAGTCCATCATTACTTTCAGCCGCCGTCCGTGCAGATAATTTGTAACCTGTGACAAACGTGCCGCCCATCCGTTGAAGTGGTCAATAACCGTAAATGTGAATTGAAGTTTGCGGTTGCTATACTTAACTTCATCGGTCAAAACGTCCGTCAAGTCAAGTTCACCATCAGCACCCGGCACTTCAACTGTTTTTGTCTTTGCTCTCGGAAGGGAAACAGACTTGGATGAAAGAATCAATCCAAAGTCTGTATATGAATTTTTAGTTCCAAATGTCACTGTGTCCATATTTTATCCCCTTTCCTTTCGTTTTCTGATTGCACCAAGTTCCCGGTCAATCTTGGGTGTCAGTTCAGCAACCAATGTTCCATCATCAAGAACGATTTGAACATCAAACGCATCAAGCAGTTCGGGGAAGAACTCTTGCAATTCTTCCAAAATTCTTGCAACGATGCTTTCAAGGCTTCTAATTCTGTCACCAATTTCTGTTCTGATTGCGGTCATAAATCCACCATTAGATGTCAAGGCTCTTGCATCTGTGCCATCCTCAACACTAAACTGATGAATTTGTTTTGCAATTCTGTTTATCCATCCTGTGTTGTTTTCCAACGGAACAACCGCTTCTGCACCACGTTCACCAAATATTGCAGGTGTTGGTTTGTCAACAACACCACCTTCTGCAAGATAGTCAATATGGTCAAGCGAAAAACCCCAGTGTTGACCACCGATTAACGGCACCCAGTCAGGAATGTCAATACTAATCAGATTCAGACCATCAATGATTGCATTTATTGCGCCGATTATCCAGTTGATAGGTGTTTTAATAACATTCCAAATGCCATCCCAAAGGTTTGAAAACCATTCTGTGATGCCGTTCCAAGCGTTTTTGACACCGCTGACTGCGGCGTTCCAAATGTTACTGAACCATTCACCAACACCGCTGAAAATGCCAACAATACCGTCCCAAATACCTTTGAAGAAGCCTGTCACACTTTCCCAAATACTCTTGATACCGTTCCAAGCACCTTCAAAAACGCCCTTGAACCAGTCACCAACCGCCGAAAATGCGTTGCAAATACCCTGCCAAATACCTTGGAAGAAAGAAACAACATTATTCCAAATTGCTTGGATGCCTTCCCACGCCTTTGAAAACATATTGCTGAACCACTCTGCAACAGGTGCAAAGATTTCCTGAATTTTCGTCCAAGCCTTTGAAAAGATTTCAGTGAACGCTTCCCAAATCTTGGGTCCTGCTTCAACCAAAGCCTGTGCAACTGACACAACGATTTTCGGGATAGCTTCAATCAGACCGATGATAATTTCAGGAAGATGAATCACCAGTTGAATCACCAGTTCAATCAAGCCTTCGATTAGTTGGGGCAAACACTCAATCAGTCCGGTGATGACCTTTTCAATGATGGTTGGCAAGGCTTCAATCAATCCCATGATGATTTGTGGGATTGCTTCAACAATAGCCAAAATAAACGAAATAAGACCATCAATCAGGGTTGGCAAGTTGTCCATCAAGGCTGTGATAATAGCAACAATGATGTCCGGTAAGGCTTCAATGATAGGTTGCAGGATTTCACCGATGTGTTCCAGCAAATAAACGACCATATCAATCAAGGCTGTGATGATCTGTGGAATTAGTGTTGGTAAAGCTGATACAATAGAATCAATAAGTTGAGGTAAGGCATCAACTATTGCCTTGAAAATGGATTGAAATGCCTTGATGATGTCCGGCATCAAATCCATTATCAGTTTCACCAGTTGTGGAAGGACTGAAACAAAGGCTTGCAAAAGGGCTTGTGCGCCTTTGACCACTTCAGGAAGAAGTGTATTGAGAACACCGGGCAAGGCTTCAATGATTTTGGGTGCAAGTTTTTGAATCAGCCCGGTGATACCGTTCAAAATAACACTGATTCTTGGTATAATGTTTTCGCCAACAGTCACAATGCTGTTGAAGAAATTATTGACCAATTCATCAAGATTTGCATTATCATCCGCAAGACCTGTTATCAGGTTTTGCCACGCTGATTTTGCTGACTGAATGGAACCCTGAATGGTGGTTGATGCTTCCTTTGCGGTTGTGCCGGTGATGCCCATTTCTGTTTGCACAACATGGATTGCTTCTGCAATATCGGCAAAGGAAGAAATGTCATACTTGATACCTGATAGCTTTTCAGCATCTTCAAGCAGTCTTTGCATTTCTTCTTTAGTGCCACCATAACCCAGTTTAAGGTTATCAAGCATTGTGTAATTCTGCTTTGCAAAACCGTTATATGCGTTCTGTATTGATTCCATATCAGAACCCATCTTGTTTGCGTTGTCTGACATATCAATAATGATCTGATTTGAAAGGTCAGCCGCCCGGCTGATGTTTCCCTCTGATGCCAAAAGGGATTGATTCAAAGATGCAGAAAAGCCCATGACGGTTTCAAGATATTCATTTGCAGAAAGACCGGCTGTTTTGTATGCCACTTTTGAATTATCAATGACATCATCACTCAAATCTTCAAAAAGGGTTTCAACACCACCGACCAACTGTTCATAATCTGCATAGGAATCAAGTGCTTTCTTTCCTACGGCAACGACCGCACCGCCTGCCGCAAGCATACCAACACCAATCACCTTTCCAACTTTTGCCGCCGCTGAACCAATCTTTGAAAACGCTGAACCAAGTTTGCTTTCCGTCTTGGTTCCTTCATCACCGAAATCTTCAACATCCTTCCGGGCACCCTTTGCCTTGTCGGATGTTTCGTCAATTCCCCTGTTCGCTTCTTCGTTTTTAAGGGCAATGGTGCCAAACAGTTTGAATAGTTCCATTCAATGCACCCCCTTTCTTTATGTGGGTTCATAGCCGTTCAAAATTGAAAATGAACTTTGAACTGTTGCTTTGATTTCGTCATCTGACATCTGTGTTTCTGCTTGTTGGTCAACTCCAAGTGATGCTTTCCAATCATTGAATGATTTTTCTTCATCAACTTTGTGCAAGAAAAATTGCCACAATTTTTCATCTGCATCCAGTTCAACCAGTTTTGCAACAAATTCTGCAAAGTTACCAGTTAAAATCATTTGGTCAACAAGCAAAAATGGACTTGCATATCTTTTAAATAGCAAGTCCATCCACTTGATGTATGTTAGTTGAGCAATTCCAAAGCAACCTTGAAAAAATCCGCAAAGTCATCCATCTTGATGAAGTCAATCAGCATCTTTGCAAATGTTGCCGGTGACATTTCGCTGATTTCCTTGACGGTCAGACCGCTGACATCCGCAAGCAACGCAAAGATGTCATTCTGACATTCACCATAATGTGCAAGAACGATGTTTGCCACCTTAAAGGCAATTTTCATTCCGGCAATCTTGGTGATTGCTTCCTTGGTCTTGGTTTTGTCGCGGAAAATCTTTGCCAAGTCACCAGTAGATGCAAAACAGTCTGTGAACTGGTCAATTCCGATCTTGCTGATGATCGCCGCCATCGGTGCAATATCGGTTGCCTGTAATTTTCTGAATGTATAGGGTTTCTTATTTGTTACTTCGTCCATTGTTCAACTGTCCTTTCTGTTTAACCCTGTGTGGGATAATAGATGTGATAAGGAAGTACCATAAGGTCAGCGGTAACATCCTGATAGCACTCAAAGGTTACCTTGACCACTGTGTTTTCCTTGTTCTTTGCTTCACCTTCAAAGCCGGTTGTGCAAAGCGCGTTGTCAAAGATAATGATGATGGGCGTGCCGTCTGTTCTCCAACCGACAAAAGCAAGGTTTTCAAAATAGTCACCTTCCTGAATGTCGGGTTTGGATTCAAGCAGGGCAAAACCTTCAACATCGGAATCAACAGTTTCACCAATCAAGGTGTTTTTCAACAGGTCAGGCGTGATTTCAACAAGGTTTGTTTCAAGGGTTGCAACCTCACCCTGCTTGAAGTCAAGACCCTTGACTTTGACCAATGCACCATCTACTTCAACGGTGGTGACATTAGGCTTGATGCTGACCTTGTTGCCACCGGATGTTGCACCAATCAAGGTTTCCTTTGCGTTCCATCCTTTGTAGAAATGGATGTTTGAATCAAATGCCGGTGCCGCATCGCCGTCCAGTTTGGCGTAATTGTCAGCATCGCTTTTGGCATAATAATTTTTGTAATTGGTTGCCCAATCAGCAGGTTCAGCGGTCAAAGCGTGATAACCAAACTTCAAGCCTTTGTGAAGTGTACCTGCACCAAGCATAATAGACTTGGGTGTTTTCTCAGTGACACCATGCTTTGTAAATTCGTTATACATGAATTATCTTCCTTTCCAAGTTTTTATTGATAAGTTGACCTGACACTTTTTCAGGTCATCATCTTCAATGGGGATTGTTAAAGAACCACCATAAAAGACTGCAACCGCCGTTCCATTCTTGATGGTTGTTTGACCGTGCAGGAAATGGTCTTTGATCGCCGTCTTTTGCTGTTCAAGTTCTAAAAAACTACCCCTTGTGAATCCAGTCAAAATGACAGTAGGTTCACACTTGCCATCCTCGGTGATGTTTTCGGGTTCGGTAACCTCACCGACCCAGTAAGGATAGGTCAAGGGTGTTTTTGTCATCTGCATAAATTCATAAGTCAGACCAAGCGTTTCCATCTGATCTGACACAAAAGCAAGAACATCAGTCATATCAGTTCAATCCTTTCAAGTGTCCTTCCAATACGGCTTGAAGACTTGGTTTTAAGGTTTCCATTGCGTTCCACAATGCCCTGTTCGGCTTTTTACCGTGTGTGAAATGACCATCACCTTTTTCATCCACATAGTACCAACCGCCTTTTCTGCCGTTTCCGTTTAGTGCATATTCACCTGTTCCAAATTCTTCCCAAATCGCATTTTCCAAGGGTGAACCGATGGTTGCAGTCAGTTCAGCTTCGTCAACAACATAGTCCCAAGAACCTTTTGTCTGACCGGTTCTGACCCTGCTGTTTCGTGCTGTCTGACTGACCAATTCCCCTGCCGCTTCGTGAAGAAAGGCAACCCCTGCATCAGCAAGGGCGGCTTTGCACCTCATCCTGTTATCCTCAAAACTGACTTTGCCCATCACTGACCACCAACAAACTTCAAATAAATTTCAAGGTGTTGGTGCATAGTCATAGGGTCATCAATGACTTGTATCTGATAGACCTGACCATCAATCAGCATCCTTGCGTTCTCGCTTGTAGCATCAACAGTTTTCTGCAATGTCGCATCGGAAATTTTGCCGTTGACAAAATTCAGCGCATCCCACACCCATTGACCTGAAAGACCTTTGAAGGATTGAAAATCACAAAGAAAAATGTGGGTGGATTCCTGAATTTTAGAATTGAAATTGGTGTTTGATGATTCGCCGTTTGAGAAATCCAACCAACCTTTAACTGATGCAACGTCAACCCAAGTGTGTGTGCGTTCACCGATGCTGTTCTTTTCGCCTTCGTCCTTAACCTGCAACAATGCAATCAGGTTTCCACCAATCTTTTTCATAGGTTAAAACCTCGCTTTGATGTATGGTTTCAGGAAACCAAGAAGGGTGATGGGATAACCCATCAACTGATTGCTTGCATCCTGCTGAAAATATGTCACACTATGCCTTGAAAGGGTTTCTGACTGAATACCAACCTTTTCACGGTTCTGAACATCCCACATCATCAGATTGATGACACCTTCTTTGAATGAAGCCGGGTATTGAACCTTGGTGATAAGGTTATAGGGTGCATCAAACAGTTCTTTGTCAAGTTCAATGGTGTGACCCACCCTTTTCATTTTCTTGACCACATACAAACCATCATTGATTGAATCAGTGATTTGAATGGTGTCACCCTCTCGGATGTATTCGCACCAACCGTCAATGCGGTTTGCGTTGGAAGGTGCTGAAAATCTGATTTTTCTGTTTTGGAAATTGTTGTTGGTGTAGGCTCTGACAAGTTCTTCAATCGCATCAAGTTTCATCTGCAATAATGCTTCATCAACTCCATCAAAATCAGAAATTTTTGTCAGTTCCTTGACATCAATAATCATTGTCAACACCCCTTTCTATGCAAAAAATAAAACCCCTGACTTCATCAGAAAAAGTCAGGGGTTATGTGTTGTTGAAATTTAGTCAGCCGTGACAGTATAGCCTTTGTGGTTTCTGAACCACTCAGCCATTCTTTCATTTACGCCAACCGCCTTGCCATTTGCAAAGGCAACGCCGCCTGCACCAACGCCGGTGAAGTTGTTTTCAACCGTAACAGTGAAAGTCTTTGCCTTTTTAGGGGCTTTCTTCTTGGTTTCCTCTGCTGTTTCGTTTACGTTCTGTTCGCCCTTGGTTTCGGGCTTCTTGTTTGTATCAGCCATTGTTTTTCATCCTTTCTTATGCAATCTTGATGTTACGGAGAACACCAGCGTGCTGTGTGTTCTTCAGAACAGTTGCGGCAACAAGTTCCAGTTCCGCATCTTTGACCGGGTTCGGCTTGCTGAAATCAGGCAAGAAGGATTCAATGACGGAAGAACCGTTCATTGTGATGCCGTGGAAGCCGTCATTTACGTCAAACTTGACACCATAGATGTCAGTAACGCCGGTAACGGAAGAACCGCCGATGGTCTTTGTAGCAACAGGAATGACCGCATTTGCGGTTGCGTGACCATCGTTGATGGTGTAATGATTCTTCATGTCGATGAAACGCAGACCATCAAGGCTGATAACCTTCTTTCCAAAAGCCTGTTCGGATTCGGTCTTGTAACCAAGGATTCTTGCCACCGTCTGAATCTTGGAAATCATCTTGGTGTTCATCAGAAGCGCATCGGCATCTGTTTCAGCCGCAAGAATGGTCAGCTTTTCATAAAATTCATCAGCGTTCTGCTTCAGTGCCGCCATTGTGGAAATGTCAATGCTTCCATTAGCGTTGTACTCGGTGGTTGTACCTGCAACCATCGAATCAAGACCTTCAAATTCGGGATGGTCACCGCTTGCAGTTGTCACTGCATCGCCGTTGATCAGCGTGTAATTGAAAAGGGATGCAACCGCCTTGATGTGTTCTTCAAGCTGATAGGCAAAGTTGTTGAAGCGACCGTTCGCCTTGTTCAACACTCTGTCAATCTGAATCTTGCCGCCCATGATCGCAAGCTGTGCAACAAACTGTTCAACAGTTGCTTCCGATGCGGTATATTCACCATACAGCTTTCTGAACTCTGCAAGCGCAGGAAGAACCTTTCTGACATAGGTGTAACGCAGGGTGCTGTTGCCGCCGCCCTCTGCTACACAATCATCAAAGGGAAGCAGTGTCAGAATTTCCGATTCCCTGTAAAAGATGTCAACAATCTTGTCGAACACCTTGTCATTCATTGCGACCTTGATCTGTTCAAGTGTCATTGCCATAATCAATCATCCTTTCATTCCGCTTTTTGCGGATTGTATTTTTGTTCAAGGGCTTCTGCAAGTGTTTTAGGCTCTGAACCGCCCTCATTGTGTCCATCGCCGTCAGGAAGTTTGTTTTCATCAATCTTCTTTTTTGATTCCGTTGAAAAATGCTGTGGGTACTGTGTTTTCAATGCGGCAATGGTGTCATCAATACCCTTGATTTTGCCATCATCGCCAAGGGTAACTTCACCCTTTTCCTTAATCTTGAAAGTCAGATAATCAACATCGGTGACTTTTGCTTCAAGCAACGCCACTTTCAGTGCCGCATCGACCTTGGTCTGCTGAAGCTCTTTTTCCATCTGCTGAATTTTGCCTTCATACTCGGTGATTTTGCCCTGCAAGGCTTCATTGCCCTTGCTGTCTTTCTTCAACTGCTCAATCAGGGTGGTGGATTCACCGTGCTGTTTGGTCAGTGCATCAAAATCACCTTTCAGTTTGCCATAGCGAACATCAAGGTTTTCTTCCGATGCCGTGAAGATTTTATTCTGCTTCATTTCACCGATGACGGATTCAACCGCCGTGTCATCCAGTCCCTTTGCTTTCAAGATTTCCTGTAATGTCATTTTGTTCATCCTTTCAACTACAATTTTTACAAGTTATGTCTTGATTGAAATACCTCTCTTTTACATCTGACCTTTGAAGATGAAAAATGGTATGAAAAAAGCACCCTTGCAGGTGCTTCAATCAATATAATTATTGTCTATCTTTGAAAAAGTCTTTCCAGTAGGGATTTTCTTTGTCAAAAATTTCTTTTTGTTCAGGTGTCAGATTATGGGGATAATCTTCAAACAAATTGAACACCTGTTTTTTATCGAAACTAAAAAGGAACCGACCTTTATGTTCCAAATCGTCAACCCACCATATTTTGTCGGTTGAATTATTTTTGTAGTAATCACTTAATTCTGCCACTTAACCCCTTCTTTTGACTGCTCGGTTTGGTATTAATATACCCAAGAAGTTTTTGAAATTCACTGCTTTGTCCCAAACTGTCACATTCTATCAACTGATTTGATGATTTCAATTTGAATCCGTGACTTGACCTTGACCGTTTGCATCCAAATCTTTTTCTCAAAGATTCTTTCGTCAACGATTTCCAAC